TTAAAGGTGAATTCTGTATGCCACATCGGTAAACCGTTTCTAAAGACTGTGAATTTATCCCAATCAGCCCCGATCAATTCTGCAACGATGTATTCGGTATCTCCGTCAGCAGGTCGTCCATCGTCACCAACTTTAAATAAAATATTCAGATTGTAGTAAGACGGTATTGTACCACTGCTGCCATCCTGAACCGGTAAAATATCAGTAGTTGAACAACGCGCCACGCAATACTTTCGCGTTCCTTCGTTCTCATAACTGAGTGAATTTATTGCCAATCGTTTACCGTCGTAATCAATGGTCATATTAGAAGTTACAGGCCTGGATTTCTCATACCTGAAAGTAACTTTATAATCATAACTCCATTGCATTTGTTGTTCGCCTGTAAATGTTCTTCCGCTTCTATCTTCCACTTTTGCCCAAATAGGATAAGACGCGATTATAGTCGAAACCACACCGCCCGCTTCATCTTGAATGTTGCCCCATTTCTTTATTGTAACGCGCCTATTTAGTTGTCCTATCATCTTATGGGTTTACTGCAAAAGGTTTGAATATAATGATGAACGCCTTGCATTTTATTTCGTTTAAAGGCATCCTTTAATTGTTGCTTGTGTTCCACTGCCCGAAATAAAGGGATAGGGACTTCATAAACTTTATCTTTCTCAAACGTGCGATGTTCACCATATCCGGTAAGGTTTAATTCTGCACCTGTCATTAATACTTTATCTTCTTCCTCTGTGTAAATTATCGGAAGCAGGGCGGCAATTTCTGAAAGTTCTTTGGCTATTTTTTTATCCATTATACGCTTCTTACCTGGTTTAAGATCAATTTAGCTTCTTCACTCAGTCCACTTTGCAATCTAATATCCCCGCGATTTTCATAGAGAAAACTAATCTGATTGAGTACAGCGGTCTTTAAATTCTGTGGTAATGCTTCATAACCCGCTTCATAAACAACCGTAATCCTGCCATCATAAGCATTATCAAAATCAAAATCCGCAATATCTGCATTATCAGAATCCTTTGCACTTGTAATAGAGATAACCGGACCATAAGGCGCCACAAAACCGCCTAATCCATTTTTAATTTTCGCCGTAACTGTTCGTTTAATGAAAGAAAGATTTGCGTAATTCTCGCACATGATTCGCGCCGCTGTAATGAGAGAAGTAATTAACGTATCATCATCAGTAACATCTATTCTGCACCAATCTTTTACTTCCTGAAGTGTAACTGGTTCGGTGGTTGATTCTGCGCTAAAAATTGGAGTGCTTAAAACAGCATTGTAAACAGGGCCGCAATTAACACCGGCGACTGTTACACGGTTGCTCCGAACATTGAACCCATCTTCAAAGTATTCCATCTTATTTAGTTTTTCGTTTGCCCGGCCCTTTGGTTTCTACTTTTTCTTGTTTTCGCTCAAATTCAACCTTTTCTTTTTTGATCTCAGTCAGTTGTTTTTCGCTGTAAATACCCACCGACTCCGCAATGCCAGTAGAAATAAGATAATTGCCCCTGTCCTCGCTTACTTCATGTTCTCCTAATGAATAATGATGATGCGATTTAATGATTTTAATTAACATAGAAAATCTTTTATACAAAGTAAAAATTAAACAGGGGTGTTATGCTGTAATAGCGTATAAAGAAAATATTATCTTTACCCTATGCGAAAAAAGAAACCATACCTATACAGGCTAATAAGGTACTATCTAAAATGCCTTTGGTTATTGCTTTTCCCCAATTAAATTTCAAATCTTGATTTATTCGGGTAAAGAGTTTCTAAAACGTTCATCATTGCCTGATTAATCGCGTTATCACCTGTTGAGAAGTAAGGGCGACCGTTTATAAGGTTTACTATTTGGGTGGTCTGTAATGGTACTCTAACCTTTAAATCAGGGTAATCTTCACCTTTGATATTATTAAGATGGCAGTAGATTGATTTAGTACAATAGCCCCAGGGTAAATCCCAATCTAATTTTGTAAGAGGCTCTAATTTTTCGCGCTCAATAAATATAGGCCCATGTCTAAAGAAGTTGGGAATGTCACCGTAAATATGTATGGTGTTTTGGAGTATTTTTCTAAAGTCGTTAGTGATGGGATAGCTTTCTTTCTGCTGTTGAATGGTGCCTGAAAAATGATAAGTAGGCTCGAAAGGTTTTAATAAAAAAAAGTCGTCATTGAAAAATAAAAAGTCATCATCCATTAAGAGTAACTTTTGAAAAACGTTTCGCTCTTTCCATTGTATTTCAGGGTTGTCTTTAAAAGGAATATGCTTTGTCTTGAACGCTGTTTTATCCCCTATAATAATTACTTCCGGTTCCTCGATAAACATTTCTATACTACGCAGGCAGTATTTTAATTCCGGCCCCTCGAAATGCTTGTATGGGATGCAGATTTTCATAAAAAAAGGCCGGCCATAAGACCGACCCCTTTTATTTAGATATTGGGTTAAAAAATTAAGATGCCGATGGGTTAGAAGATCCCTTCATAAAATAGTCTGAACCGTACACGGGTAAAGCGATTGTTTCCTCAACCCTGATCGTTACTTTGTTCTTACGGACGTTATCAGAATCCTGCTCGAAGAATTCTAAACGTATCGCTTCCTGAATTAACAGATCAGCACCGTTTTGGAAATCCCCCACCATGTAATCATTCGCGGTAAGTGCAGTAGTTTTAGCAACCGGCACACCCAAGATGTACAATATGCCGTTAACGAACATTACGCCCTGTGGTAAATCATACTCACCTGAACCAGTTGCTTTGTTTAAAAAGAAACTGAAGTAATCTTTAGGTCTCATTGCGATGCCGGTAGCGGTGCGCCTGTATGTATCTTCAAAAGTGGAAATGTCAGTAATGATTTTTTCTACCAACGGCTTAGAACCTGCTGCACTTCCCGCAACAAAATTGCCAGCCGTTAAAATACCTTTAATGTTTGGCGAAGTTCCGTTACCATAAAGCACCTGCGCATCTTCGGCATCCATTAATTTCTGTGGAACCCTTTTTTGAAGGAACCCTAAGAAGCCCGGGATGTTCTGCATAGATTTTTTGGAGGTAACTAAGAAACCGGCAATGGTTTCAAACTTCACGCTTGCTTCGATCAGATCAATATCGAACTGAGATTTAAGCGCACCTTCCGCAGCAGGGGCAGGGGCACCTTCACCCACACCATTTTCACGCATGAAGTAGTAATCAGTGCCAGGCCCGGCAGGTGAAACAGTAAGCAAATCCCTTACGTGTGTCATCGTGTTAGGGTTCATAACAATGTCGCCCCTGCGTTGTGCGCCCCATGTTGTAGATCCGGTTACGTTACCAGAAATTGATACATCACCTACAGCTTTCATATCGATTTCAATATCGAATTTGTTGATCTCTTTACGATTGAACTTTTCGATCTGGTCCATCTTTGCCTCAATGGATTCTTTCAACACGGCATCAAATGATTTCTTTCCTTCAGTTACCGGCGCTTTACGGCCTTTTAAGATGATCTGTAATTTGTCAAAGGCTTTGATGGTTACATCCAAATCAGCCTTAACTGCTTTCAGTTCTTCGGCTGTTACTTCCGGTTTCATTGCTTTTACTTCTTCGATAGAATCAGCAATAGCTTTTAATTGCTCGGTTACCTCAGCTTTAGCATCTTCCTTAGCTTTAAGCTCCAGAGACGCTTTAATCTCACCTAACTCTTTTAAGAGGTCTGCGGATGTTTTGATTTCTTTATTTTCTTCTGCCATTTTTAATTTAGAATTAATGATTTTTTGAATGTTGTTAATGCGTCTGTGATTCCTTCCGGCAAAGTGGCTTTGTCCTTTTTAGGCGCTTCCGGCTCTGTGGCTTTTAATGAAATGTCCAGAATTATTTGTGTGAGTTGCTTCGATTCTAAAAGAAGCAATTCAATTGTTTCGTCTGTTGCGGTGGTGTTTTTACAGAATTTTTCAAGTGCCTTTTGCCTGTCGTTCAGCATTTTTACATACGCCTCTTTGCCCATGCTCTTAACTGTTGCACCGCCCGTTTGTTCATTGGCACCCCACGCGGTCAAAGCTGATAACTCCCAAAGTTTTATTTCCTGCAAAATTTGTTTTCTGTCTTTCCAATCAGCATTAGGATCAATAACCTGCTTTCTTACAGTTTCAAACCCGATTGAATGTTCTGTTATCAATCCGCTTTCAATCATTTTTACGGTATCAATCCCGATTGCGTGTGTGCCTGCCTGTGCTTCGTAATACAACCCTTTTTGATCTTCCTGCAAAACCTGTAACACCCCAATAGGCTCCCATGAATAATGATTGCGAAGGAACTTTATTCGTGGCTGTGCTGATTGTGGGCCGCGCTCCAAAATTGTTTTGGTAAACGCCCCCGGAATAATCGTATCACCATCACTGTCTTCATTGTTAAATACAGAAGCATAACCAGTAATGATTCCTTTTTTACCATCAACATCTTTTATAGAAGTTGGGAGGTTCGTATTTTTAATTTGATAGTTCATGTAATTAACAATGTGTGTATAAAATACCTTTCTTCTGCTAACAAATTTAGATTGTTGCTAAATTATTTCGTTTATCTTTATACAGTCGAATTATTATACCTCTAACCCAATATCTAATTATGAGCGATAGAATAGATTCACGACTTACCAAAAGCGAATACAATAAAAAGTATTACCAAGCTAACAAGCCTTACCCTATAAGACTTGGCGACCTTAAAAGTAAACTTCAGCAAGATGCTTTTGAAAATGACAAATCCATTCCTGATGTGTTAAGAAAAATAGTAAGCGATTACTACGATCAGAAAGAAAAGAGTATTAAAGAAATTTTAGAACCGTTAAGTAAATTGAAGTGATTAACCTCCTTAAACTGCCGGTTACAATTTAAATTTTAACCAAATTGGTAATTTGATGCGTAAAACGGGCCGGTAGTTTATTTTAAAACTAAAAATGAAATGAAATTTTGTGCGTCTTGTAATAGCGAAAAATCAGAAAATGAATTTCACAAAGATAAAAGCAGGAAAGACGGATTGCATATTACATGCAAAGAATGTAGAAGTAAAGCAGGGTTCCAATTTCGCTTAGATAACGCTGAAAAAATGAAAATATCCGGTAAAATTTCATACCAAAAAAGAAAAGATTACTACAAGCAGTATTATCAAAAAACGGCGACCATTAGAAGCGAGTATTATAAAGCATACTACCGGGAGAAAAGCGATAAAATAAAAGAAAATAGTAAACGTTACTGGGAAAATAATAAAGCTAAAATTACAGAGAGGCGAAAAAATAATTACAATTCATTGCACGAATAAGCAGAGCCTATATGATAGGCCATACAATGCCAGTTCCCATCCAGATAACTTTATAGGGATGCTGCGAAATAAGGCAATTTTTTTAAAAAAGCTATATAAACCAAAATGCAGAAATTATGATGAACTTAAAAAACTTAGAAATAATTGATTTATCAACTGTTGATGGCAAATTGATTGCCCTGCTATCTTATCAAAATCCAGACGTAAAGGATCTAAATAACGGCTATAATACTATTCAAGTGCCTGTTAATTTGAGAGAAATTCAGTTAAGTATCAGAGGTAATATGCTTGTTGACCAATCAGCAAAGCCCGAACATTTAGAGGTCGCTTGCGTCACGCCCTAATCAGCCGCCCATTTTCATCGCGAATAGTTTTAAATATCGTAGTGCAACGGCAATTAACTA